GCATTAGGTGTAGGATCAACTCTTGCAGGTATATATAGAGCGTTAACACCACAACAATTAAAAATAGTAAGTTAATGAAAATATTTAAAAGACCAATGTTTAGAAGAGGTGGAAATGTCGGCAACGGCATTATGACTGGTATTAGAGAAAATTTTGCTGAGGCAGGTTCAACAGCTGAAAGACTTGCAAAAATAGCAGCTAAATATCCAAGCACTGCAGTAGACCCTCTTTCTCAATTTTTAATTCAAGGTGGTATAAATTTAGTTGGACAACCTGAATCAGGTGGTGGTGTTTTAGCTGATGCTGCAAGAGCTTTCAAAGAACCAACTGGACAACTTTTTGCCGGTCTAGCTAAAAAAGGAGAAATGGAAAGAGATTTAGCAATACAAGGTGAAGTATTAGATATAGAAAAACAGATTGCTTTAGCTAAAGGTAAAAAAGGTTATGAAGCTGAAACTCGTCCTTCACAGTTTAAATTTTTAATTGAGAGCTATAATGAAGCGGGAGGATTAAAAAAAGCTCAAGCTGAAAACATAGCTAACTTTAGATTAAATGCAATAGAACAAGGAAAAAAATATTTTGACTTAGCTTATATTTATAACCCTAAGAAATCAGGAGCGAATACATATGACGTAAGATCACAATATGAATCTGACAAAAGTTCTGTCCCTGATGGAGCTGTCTTTTTTGATGCAACCACATCAAGAGCATTTCAAAGAAAAGGCAATGAATTTATTGAAATAGATCAATTTACATTACAACCTATCGAAAATGTTGACGGAACGGAGTAACAAATGGCTACGTTTGTTATTGATCCAACAACTGGTCTCTTAGTTGATAAAAAAGAATTAGAGACTAAAAAAACTCAAGATTTAAATAAACAAGATCTTAATCAAAGTTATGGCATAACTGATGATAGTGAAGTAACTATTGATATAGCTTCGGCTGAAGACAACAATGAAGTATCCGGTGCCAAAGCTTTTGCAGCAGGAGTTGCATCCGGTATTATAAAAGTTGGAGAAGGAGTTGTATCTCTAGGTGCAGAGTTAATTGATTTAGGTGCAGGCACAGATCTTGCAGCAGATGTTGATTTATTTTTTGATAGATTAAATCCTTTTGAAGAAATTGCAGAAAAAAGAGCAGTAGGAAGATTAACAGAAGCATTAATTCAAATTGGGGTACCGGGAGGTATAGGTGCAAAAATAGCAACTAAACTTGCAACTAAAGCAATACAAGCAAAGAAAGCTGGTAAACTAGTAAACTTTAAATCAGGTAATCTTAAAAAAGGCGTGGCCAAGACTAAAGAGTTAAACAAATTATCAGGTAAACAAAGATTTACAGCGGTTGTTGCAGGTGGTGCATTAGGTGAAACACTTGTTGCAGATGTTGAAAAGATAGGAACGTTTGGTGATTTATTTGAAGGAGGGCCTACAGAATTAGACAGGGATGTTAGATCAGATCCTTCAGATGATGCCGCTAGAAAATTAGCCAATAGATTAAGATTTGGATCAGAGTCTATATTTTTAACACCCTTTGTATATGGTATAGGTCTAGGTGCAAAAACTCTAGCTAAAAGAGGAAAACAATTAGCTTATAGTAATTCAGTATTAGAAAAAGGTTTAGATAAATTAGCAGCGGCATTTAGGTTTAGAGGTACAAAACCATTAGAAGTTGCTCAAGCTAAAAAAACTCAAAAAGCAAGAGAAATGAGAGATGTTAACTTTGCTGAAGAACAAGTTGCACGTATAGATAAAGAAGTAGATAAAGTTTTTCCTGAATTTAGAAAAGTTTTTAACGCGTCCGCTAGTGAAGAAAGAAAAGATTTTTTAAAACTTTTAGATGATACTTTATTCGAAGGTAATTTAACTCAACCTTTATCAAAAAAATTAACAAATAAAGTTGAAGATGTTGTTATAAACAGATTAGGAAAAAAAGAAGGAGCTGTTGTTCTTAATAATATTACAGAAGCTCTTACAAAAACAAGAAGTGAATTTAATAATTTATTAGAAGTAACAGCATCAGGTCCAGGGGCTAAAGTAGATTTACCTCCAGGTGTTACAAAAGATCTTAGAAAGATTATGGGTAATAGAGTTAAAAATTACATTGGTAATACATTTGAAATATTTGAAAACACAGAAGCAGGATTTTTTTCAAAATACAAACCAACAAGACAAGATATTGACGCTGCCGCTAAATTATTTATGAGATATGCAGCTAAAAATAAAAATCCAATAACACCAATAGAGGCTGAAAGTATGGTTAACGATATCTTAACTCAAGTTAGAAAGATGGATCCATCAAGAGATACCTTACCTACTTTTGCATATCAAAATTTATCGAAGTCAGCAGATGATGCTTTTGCTTTAAAAACATTTGCACAAACATTAGAAAATAAATTACCAGGAGGTAAAAAAGAAATACAAGTAATAGGTAAAGGATCAAAGGTATTTAGAGATTTATTTGGTGAGATTAATGATGTTCGACACTCTATTTTTGAAGGTATGAATAGATTATCTGTGACTGCTAGAAAAAATCAATTGTTTGATGAAATATTAGATGTAGATGATGCAATGAAAGCAAAAGTAACTTCTGAAACACCGTTTGGTCAAAGAGGTTTTTTTCACGATAGCCCTTTATCTGCAATAAGAGCATTTGGTCCAACACCTGAAATAGTAAAAATGGATGATTATGTTCAAAATTATTTTAAAGATGGTGTATTAGTAAACAGATTATCTGGAACTTATACCACAAGAGAAATAGCAGAAAGTTTTACTAACGTATCTAAAATACAAGATTTTATGAGAGGTGAAACAGGTGGACCCATAGGTAAAACATTTTCATGGGCATGGCGTAATTTATTATTAACACCTAAAGCGGGAGCACAATATGCAAAAACAATTCTATCTATACCTACACACATAAGAAACTTTTTAAGTTCTAGTGCATTTGCCTTAGCAAATGGTGTAATATTTACAGATCCAAGAGTGTTTTCAAGAGCGATGTCAAACGCGTTTGGAATGGTTCAAGTAGGAGGACCAAGAAAAACTTTATCTCAAGAAAAATACAGAGAATATCTAGAATTAGGTATTGTTAATACAAACGTTAGATACGGTGATTTACGTAACCTAATGAAAGATGTAAAATTTGGTGAAGGTAATTTTGCAACAGATAGCATTTTAAAACCAATGATAAATTCTTTAGGTAAAAAACTTTCTAGGGGTATTAAAAAAACAGGTAAGTTTATGCAAGATCTATATGTTGCAGAAGATGATATATGGAAAATTATAAATTATGAAGTACAATTAGTTCAAAGAGCTGATGCATATGCTAAAGCGGGTATTAAAATATCTAAAGATGCATTAAAAAAAGAAGCAGCTGAAATAGTTCAAGACACTGTTCCAAACTATGCAAAGGTTGGTGAGTTTGTAAGAGCTGCAAGGGTATCACCTTTTGGTAACTTTATGTCATGGCCATCAGAAGTATTTAGAACAGGCACTGGTATATTTAGACAAATAGTTGATGACTTAAGAGATCCTATTACTAAAAAATTAAATCCTATTACCAGCACAAATCCTATGAAAGGGTTAGCATTAAAAAGACTTGTTGGTATGACTACAGCTATGACTGCAATACCATATGGATTACAAAAAGGATCACAAGCTATCTTCGGTGTATCAAACGACGAAGCTGATGCAGCAAATGAATTTGTTGCACCATGGGCACAAGATTCACAAAAAATATATTTTAAAGATCCTGAAACAAATGAATTATACTACATCGATTGGTCTAAAAATAACGTTTACGATACATTAACAAGACCCTTTCAAACCGTGTTGAGAAATATACAAGAAGGAATAGAAGATGAAGAAATATTATTAAAAGGATTTATTCAAGGTATAGCTAGTGCTGCTGGTCAAACTGCATCACCCTTTATATCAGAGTCCATCTACACAGAGGCATTTATGGATATATGGGGAAGAAATGGAAGAACAAGAGAAGGTCAACAGTTATATAATGATCAAACACCTGATCCAGAAAAAATTGCAATTATCATGTCACATCTTGCAAAAACTTTAATGCCAACAACAAAGCCATTTGAAAGAACTAAAAAAGCAATTACAGGTGAGGCAGGTAAAGGATCTGAAATATATGAAATACCATACGAGCTTGCAGGTATATTTGGTTTTAGAGGTATTAAAGTTAATCCAGAAAAATCTATAGCATTTAAATTATTTGAATATCAAAAAGCAATTTCTGATTCTAGAAAATTATTTACAGGTGAAATTGATGTTACAGAAATGAAAACCGCTAAAGATGTTATTGAAAGATATTATTTAGCTAACAAAAAAATATTTGAAAATCAAAAAAAATTATTAGGGACTATAGAAAATGCACAAACATTAGGTTTATCTCCATCTAAAGTACAAGAAATTTTTGAAAAACGAGGATTAAAATCAACCTATAAAAGTATATCAGATGGTGAATTTAATTCTTTTTTCCCATCGAAAAAACTTCAAGAAGTTTTCGAAGACAATGCTAGAAAAGCTAGAATTCCAAATGTTTTTTTAGAAGCAGAACCTACGCTAAGAGCTTTAAATGATATATTTCAAATATTAAATTTATATGACGACTTTAACATAAACTTAGAAGATTTCTTACCTGATACAAATCCAGAAGGTCAATCTGCATTACCAGATACACCTATGCCAAGTAATCAAGTAATACAGACAGCAGCCCTTCAGGGTTCAGGCGTCATGCAATCTGGATTGACACCAACTGAAACTGCTTTATTATCTGAAGAAGAAAAAATGATAAAACTCAAACAAAGAGGATTAGCATAATGCCTGGTGGCAAACAACCAGAAGATACAGGAGAACACTTAGTGGCGCTATACGGACACGTGGAAGGATTTAAAAAAGATATAAAACATCTTCATGATGATGTAACTAAAATAGAAAAAAAAGTAGATAATATGCTATGGTGTGTTATCGGCGCAGCCTTTACAACAATACTAACGTTAGTAGGCCTTTTTAACTTATTCTTGAATTAAAAGTTTGGGTAGGTAGGCAAAGTTTTTTTGCCGGGATTTATTACAATGGGGATTGTAATTATATTAAATTAAAACTAATGACGATTCTTTCGTCAGATAAATTTTCTTTTCCAGCAGATCCATGCATTAATATGCTTGGAAATAAAAACAAACTACGTTCGTGAGGATGAAATCCTAACCACTCATAGTTAAAAAAAGAATCTTTAAAATATTCTTGCATACTTAAAAAAGTATAGTTTGGATTAAAAAAACATAAATCATTACTTTTTTCATCTGTTTTTATATATAAGGCCCCTGACAAAACAGACAGTGGATGACTGTGTTTGTTTAAAATGCTACCTTTCTTTTGAACATTAAACCAAGAATTACCTAACCTACCTTGTAATTTTATACCCGTTTCATCTGCATATTGTTTAGCTGCATCTCCAATTCGATTAGCTAAAACCATGTCTGTTATAAAATTACTGTTAGCCTGATGACTTGATTTTGAACCTTCTCCATCAATTGCAGGGTGTTTATCTAAAAGTCCATCCTCTTGTTTTATTTTTTTATATAAAGCACTACGTTCTTCTTCAGTTATAAAATCTCTTATTTCTAATACTGCCGTTGGAAAAATTTTATGTGTGTAAGATTTCATTTATAGATTGTTTTATTATATCGTAGTTATTAAAAGGATGTACAAAATTATTTACTAAATTAATGTTCTCTTTATACCCATAAAGATTCACATTTTTTTTATTGTTCCATAATACAATGCCTTTGGTTTGATAAAAATGATTAGCACACAGATGCTGTAACGCAGTATCAACAGACACAAAAGTTTTGCATTTTGCAGCGGCAAAAATTAAATGTTTATAGTCTGAGGCTTTTACAGAAGCAAGATCTATTATTTCATATTTAGGAAAATCTCTTTTTAATTTTTTAATTAAAATACTGCTTTGAGATAAAGTTAAATATTTATTATCCGAATGTATAACATCTGAAGAATTTTTATTACAAAAAGACACAAGAATATAAGGTTTAGATGTTATGTAAAAATCATTTAATTCATTAATAAAAAACTCGTAGTAAGGTTTTTTTACTAATGAAACTTTTAAAAGATCACAATATGTTTCGGCTATATTTAATTCGCCTTTCAAATGTTTTTCACTTTGCCAATACAACGTATGTATTTTATCAAAATTTTTAAAACGATTTGAATCATGAATATCTCCATCACCGTTAAGAGCTTTTATATCAATGGATGCTTCACAATATTCTTGACCAGAAAACAAAGTAGGCTTATTGGATATCACATATAATTTTTTATTTGTTTGTTGATAATATTGATTTAATGCACCTGTAGCACAAAAAGTATCACCTAAACCTGAAGAAATTAAATATACACAATCCATTATAAAGCTTGAAAATCGAAAGAAATAATTCTTTTTTTATACACTATTTTATTTGGTTCTGTAAAGTGCATAACCTGTTGTGGTGCAATAATCATATCTCCCTCTTCTATGTCAGGAGTAAAGTAAACTGTTTTATCAGCTAAATTATTCCAAGGTTGTATGTAACTAGTTTTAGGTGAATTTTTATCAAAGTTTAAATAAAGAATGCCACATAAGTTAGTGCTGCCATGATTGTGTGCAGGATTGTACTGTCCTTTTTCATAAGACACAGACCACACGTCATATAAATTTATCTTAGCTTTAAATTCTTGGCATAAGATTTTTATTTCGTCCTGCATAATTTGACAAAATTGTTTTTTAAGTTCTACGTCTGTATTGTTTTTATTAGTATAAAATAAATTAAATTCATTAAGTTTTTCAGGATAGTTTTCAAATGCTTTTATTAATTTTTCTTTTTTTCTTTTGAAGTCTTTGCACTTGATGCTTACAAAATTCATTTTAAACGGGGTAAATGTAAAGTGTCTTATATCCATTCTTTTATATCCTCTCCTAAAATAGTGTTGGCAATGTTAACTTTGTTTCGTAAAGCTTTAACAATTCTATCATCTATTGTATCTTCAGCTATTATATCAATATATGTCATTGGTTTTGTTTGACCAATACGATCTATTCTAGCTTCTGATTGTTGTCTTTTCTCTAGATCATAACCATTTGAAAAATAAATCATTGTGCTACCTGCAGTAAGTGTAATACCATAGCCACCTGTGTGCGTAGTGCCCACAAAAAATCTACATCTATCATCTGTTTGAAATTTTTTTATGTTGATTGATCTTTTATCTTGATCAGTTTCTCCGAAATAATCTACGACCGAGTCATCACCATAAATATATTTAATACTTCTTATAATTCTTTTTACATCATGAGTATAGTGTGACCATATAATTGCTTTGCCCTCTACCTTTTCTAATATCTCAAGCAACTCATTTAATCTGCTACATGGCAGATCTTTTATAGTGCCATCATCGGCTGTAAAGTGACCACAAGTTATTTGATGTAATCTCATTAACTGAGTCATAACGGTAGCTGTAGATTGCATCTTGCCATCTAAGAATGCAATAGCCTCTTGCTTCATTTGTGCATATACTTTCTTTTGCTCTTTAGTTAATTCTACTGTGTGTTTCATCCAAGTCTTTTTAGGAAGATCTAAACAATCAGCTTTTAATATTCTTTTTGAAAAAGGTTTTATTTTTTCTGATAGCTCACCTAAATTTCTATAACCTACAACAATTTCTACACGTCTACCTTGGACATCAATTTTTTTAGTAATCGCATATCTAGCTCTAAAAGTATAATAGGATTGATGATTTAATAACCAAGGGTCCAAAAATTGACATTGAGAAAAAAGATCTAAAGGAGATTTAGTTACAGGAGAACCTGTCAATATTCTTCTATATTTACAATGTTCTCTTAATGAAATTATAGCTTTGGTTCTTTTAGTAGTAGGTGTCTTAATTGTGGTAGACTCATCAATCGCAATCATAGCTTTGTGACTAGCTAAAAATTTATAAGCAAAAGAAGGTCCATCACCGGATGAAAAAGCTTCAACATTCATAACTAAAATATGCAAGTCTGTACCAGTTTCAAACAAAGTATTTAACGTCTTTTTTTGTTTAGATGATTTATCAGACGTTTTCCAAAGCACCACTTTTTTATATATGTGATTAGGTAAGTGATTAGGTATTTCTTGATCATACCAGTTTTTATATACTCCTTTGGGAGCAATAATTAAAAGGCCATTTATCAGTCCTTTATCGTATAACATAGCAGCATTATCTATTAATACCTTAGATTTACCTGTACCCATTTCCATAAAATAAGCAAAATTTTCCTTATCCCAAGATTCTTTTAAGGTCTCTAATTGGTGCTTATACGGTTTACTTTTAAATTTATAAAACATACTTTACTTTTCTTTCTAATATCCTATATATGCTATGAAAGGAAAAAAGTCAATGGCGAAAGTTTATTTAGTACAAGAGGTACCTTTAGATAGAGAAACATTTAAACCAAAATTTGATTTAACACCTGCATTAAAATATGGTGAAATTGTGGTTATAAGTAAAAGATTAGCACAAATGCAATTCTCACCTGGTCCTTTAATATTAGAAATAAATCAAAAACTAAAAGACTTTAATCCAGAAGAAGACTACATTTTAAATTATGGCGATCCAAACATAATTCAATCTGTAGGTAGTATATTGGCTATTAAATTTAGAAAGTATAAAACATTGAAATGGGATAGAAGACAAGAATCTTATTATTCTATTGAAATGGATTTTGGAAATATTGGTTGACATTAATAAATTCTTCTTTATATAGAGAAGTGCAATTAATTATTTAAACTAATAAACTAACAAAAGGAAAGAACATGATTAATCTAAGACAAGATGCGCCTGATCAAAGCGATATCATCGACCCACAAAAACTATCTGAAGAATTAGAAAAGTTAAGATCTATTCAATCACAAATTTTAGAAGCTGAAAATAAAATTAAAGAATTAAAATCAGATGAGAAAGTTCAGTCAGGAATAGTAATTCCAAAATTAATGGAAGAAATGAATTTAAGTACATTGAAACTAAAAGACGGATCTGAAGTTTCAGTTAAAAAAATTTACAGTGCTACAATTAAAGCTGAGAAAAAAGCTGAAGCACTACAATGGCTTCGAAACAATGGCCTAGGTGATATTATTAAAAATAATATTACTGTTACCTTTGGCCAAGGCGAAGAAAACAAGGCTATGGCTTATGCTACCCTTGCAAAAGGTCAAGGTTATGAGCCTTCTCAAGAAGAGAAGGTTCATGCCGGGACCTTAAAAGTAACCATGGAAGATTGGAAGAACAAAGGAAACGAAGTTCCTGAAGATCTTTTTTGGACGTTTGATGGAAATCAAACTAAAATAAAAGGTAAAAAATAAACTAATAGACTAATAACTTAATAGGAGGATATAATATGGAAAGTCAATTAGCAAAGAAAGCTAGTGCAGGATCATTAGCAACAATCAATCTAAGAGGTGACTCTAAGAAAGGAGCAGAAGAAATTAAATCGGAAGATGTATCAACACCGATATTAAAAATTCTTCATCAACTTTCTCCGGAGTGTAACCAAAGAGATCCTAAATATGTGGAGGGATCTAAACCAGGAATGATTTACGCATCATCACTTGGCACACTGATAGACGGTGAGAAAGATGGACTCAACTTAGTTGTTGCTCATGCTCAAACTAGATATCCTGAGTGGCAAGAAAGAGGTGATAGTGCATCAGCTCCAGTTGGAACACATATGCAGATACCTGCAGATGCGGTAGAAGAAAGAAATGGTAGATACAGATTGCCAAATGGAAACTATGTAGAAAAGACTGCATATTTCTATGTGATTATTGTAATGGGATGTGAGTTTAGACCAGCAGTAATTCCAATGAGATCTTCAAATCTTTCTCCAGCAAGAGAACTCAATAATCTGATTACTAATTTAAGAGTATCAGATGATAAGGGTACTTTTCAACCAGCTGCTTATTCAGCTATGTTTAATTTAAAAACAGTTGGAAAAACAGCGGGAAGTAAAAGTTGGCATGTATATAGACCAACTAAACTTAGAATGTTAGACGTAACTAATCAAAACGATTCAGATTTGTACGTAGCAGCACAAGAGTTACAGAAAACTGTAGCAAAAGGTTCTGCAAAACCTAAGTACGAGAGTAACTCTAATCAAAGAGATATTGTATAATTCCCTATGGGAATGGTTGCAACAGAGGCGGGGAAGCGAGAGTGGATCCGCCTCCTCTACGTATGAAAGATTTTATAAAATATTTTACAGGCTTAAAAAGAAACTATGGATATTGTAACATTAATAAGGGTTACAAAGACGAATCAGGTAAAATAAAATTTGACCCAAAAGATTATGGCTGGGCTAAAAAAGAAATAACAGATCAAGATTATGAAGAACATTTAAATGGAGTAAAATCTATTGGTGTAAATCCATGTGATGATGAAGGTAAAGCTATCTTTGGTGCAATAGATATAGATCCAAAAAATTATACAAACTTTAGTTTACAAAAATATTTAAAAGTAATTGAAGAAAAAAAATTACCAATAATTCCTGTTAAGTCAAAATCAGGTGGATTACATTTATATTTATTTGCAAAAGAAAAAATAAAAGCATCAGAGATAAGAGAATTTTTAGAAAAACTATTATTTATATTTGGACTACCATCTAAAACAGAGATATATCCAAAACAAACTTCACTAGATTCTAGCGATGGCAAGAGACCGTCAGGTAATTTTATTAATCTACCATACTACAATAAGAAAGATCGTGTGGCAGTTAAACCTGATGGAGAAGAAATAGATTTTAATACATTTATTAAAGTTGTAAATTTAAATGCACAATCTGCAGAAGGATTAAAAGAATTAGGTGCAAAACTAATAAACCAGGAGCTAAAAAATCAATCCAACGAATTTGAAGATGGACCACCATGTCTTGGTCTTATATGTGGTGATATAGAAAGAACAAAAGAAAAACTACCGGACGAAAGAGACAGATTTTTATACAACTATATGGTATTTGCCAAAAGAAAATATCCGGACCAGTGGGAAGCAAAGGTTTTAGAAAAAGCAAGAGACTATATAAAATATGATAACATTTGGGGAGATGACAAGGTCAAGTCAAAAATAAAAGCATGGAAAGGTGACACTGCAGGTTACACTTGCAACGAAGATCCAATACAATCTAAATGTGCAAAGAGTATATGTTTACGTAGAAAGTATGGTGTAGGTAAACAATTAAACGCATCCTGGCCTGAAATAATCAGTGTAACTAAAATGGATTACAGACCTCATCCAAAATTCTTTTTATATGTTAAACAACCAAGTGGTAAGATAAAAAATATAAATGCAAAAACAGTAAAACAAATTATAGAACAAAGAGAATTAAGAGCACTGATTGCAGAACATACAAACATTGTACCACCACCTATTAAAGCAAAAGACTTTCAAGATATAGTATCTGAACTGTGGTCACAACTAAATGTAGAAACACCTGATCCAGAATCACAACCTGTAGGGATATTGTTTAGACATCTAAAAGAGTATTTAAATGATGTAAGAACTTCAACATTAAATGGATTTAAAAGTGGATCTGTGTATGTAGAAGACAACAAAGCATACTTTTTATTTTACAAATTTTATGAAGAACTAAAAAGAAACGAATGGCGTATGGATGAAAACGAAACAAAGACAATGGTTGTTGATGTATTCAAAGCTGATAGTAAACAAAAAAGAATTGGTAAAGGCAGTAATGGTATTCGTTGTATGGAAATTGATATGGAACAATTTGAACACGATGAACCGCCGGAAGAGTTATTAGAATTTGAAAAAGTAGAGGACATAGTATGATATATAAAATATATGGACCACCTGGGACAGGTAAAACTCACAGATTAATTAATAGAGCAAAAGCATATGTTAAGATAGGAACTCCATTACATAAGATAGGTTATTTTGCTTTTACAAGAAAAGCAGCCAAAGAAGCTAAAGAGAGGATGCCTATAGACGAAAAGAAACTTGTTCATTTTCAAACACTTCATTCTTTTGCATTTAACACTTTAGGACTTCAAGAAGAAAACATTATGCAACCCTTTCACTATGAAGAACTAGGAAAAAAATTAGGTGTAAGAGTTAAGTATACAGATAAATACAATGAGGAAGAGACTCATTTTTTAACATGTAACAACCCTTATTTTCAATTAATAGGAAGAGCAATAAATAGAAACACTTCTATAAGAGAAGAGTTTGATAGAAACGAGCATGACAGAAAAGAAATCAAATGGGATACTTTAAAGTACATACATGGGAACTTGTTGAAGTATAAAAAGAATGCAAAGCTAAATGATTTCAATGATATAATTAATAATGTATTAAATAAAGTCCCAAATTTTACAGTGGTTTTTATAGATGAAGCACAGGATCTGTCACCACTACAATGGAAGTTGTACGATAAATTAAAAGAAAATAGTAAAGACGTATATCTTGCAGGAGATGATGATCAAGCTATCTTTGCCTGGGCAGGTGCAGATGTAAATAGATTTATCAATGAGCCTGCAAAAGAAAAAGTATTGCGATACTCAAAGAGAATCTCTAAAGCTGTACAGGAACAATCTACTATACCTGTGAGTCGTATATCAGGCATCAAGAAACAAAAAGATTATTTACCAAGAGACTTTGAAGGAGAATCAAAATACATATCCAACCTGGGCCAGGTTGATTTATCAAAAGGTAGATGGTTAGTTTTGACAAGAACCAAGAGTCAATTGTTAGAAATTATGAAAGATCTTAAAAAAAGAAACTTGTATTATCAAAGCAACAAAGGTAAAAGTTTTAAGGTATCACTATACAAAGCAGCAAAACTTTATACAGATTGGACAAAAGGAAAAATACTAACCGAACAAGAAGAAAAAGAAGTACAAGAATATATAGGGGATGGTCACTTTCAAAGAGATAAAAAATGGTACGATAATTTTATAAATGCTTCTGAAAAAGAAAAAAGATATATAAGAATTATGTTAGAGAAAGGTGAAAATTTAGATGAAAAAGCTAGAATATTTATGTCTACAATACATGCTATAAAAGGCGGCGAAGAGGATAACGTAATTTTGTCTCTACATCAAGGGGATAAAATACAAAAATCTATAAAAAGAAGTGTTGACAAGAAAGATGAAGAAGAACGTGTTTGGTACGTTGGAATCACAAGAGCAAGAAATAATTTATATAAACTTAAATCAAAAATAAAAAGAAAGGAATACAGATTATGAGATATTATTATTGGGGCCCTTTACTTACAAAAACAAAATTAAAAGAACAAGAATTAATAGCAATAAAAAATTTGTGTGTAAAAGATGAAAGTAAAATAGTTCGAGATAGATTGGTGGCAAACACAAAAGAAGAATTTGAAATAGATATTAAATATTTACCAGAAATATTAAAACCACATATAAATGATTACTGTTACATGTACAGAAGATGGTATGGAAGAGATTGTAAAAATTTAAAACCTAACGAAGCTTGGGTTAATTACATGAATCCAGGAGATTATAATCCAATACATCAGCATTTAGATTGTGATATTTCATGTGTAATTTATGTAGACATACCACAAGAATTAGATTTAGAAATAAAAGATTATGTTGGAAGAAGTTTAGGTCCAGGAAGTATTTTATTTTTATATGGTGAAAATAATCCACAACATTTAACTTGGCGTGAATTTAAACCGGAGACAGGTGATATATTTTTATTTCCATCAACTCTTCGTCACACAGTAAATCCATATAAATCAAACTGTCAAAGAGTTTCAGTAGCAATCAATTTTAACATCGAGGTATAAATGAGTAAAGTTTGGGACAAACAAATCGCAGGATCACATTATCAAAAATATAAAATTCAACCAAGTAAGTTTGTAGTTGAGAACAAGTTGCTATATCCGGAAGGTTGTGCTATTAAATACATCATTCGTCATCAAGACAAAAACGGAAAGGAAGATTTAATGAAAGCAATACATTTTATAGAAATGATTATTGAAAGAGATTATCCTGAAAAATCAAAAGAAGAAAAAAACAATTCATGGGGCATAGTTAAATGATCTTACCTGATACTGAATGGGTTCAACCAGTAGAGTTTCCTGACTTAAGACAAGCAGAAGAAATAGCAATTGACTTAGAAACATTTGATCCTGATTTAAAATCAAAAGGTTCCGGCTCTGTTATAAAAAATGGTTATGTAGTAGGAATAGCCGTAGCTGTAAAGGGCTGGAAAGGTTACTTTCCAATCGCACATGAACAAGGTCCAAACATGGATAAGAAAAAAGTTCTTTCTTGGTTCGAAGATGTTTGTAAATCTCCTGGTTTAAAAATATTTCATAATGCTATGTACGACGTATGTTGGATACGTAATTTAGGTATAAAAATCAATGGTTTAATAGTTGATACTATGATTGCCTCATCAATAATAGATGAAAACAGATACTCTTACACACTAAATACTTTATCTTGGCATCATTTATCGAAAGGTAAAAATGAAACTAAATTAATACAAGCCGCAAAAGAAAGAGGATTAGATCCAAAAGCTGACATGTGGAGATTACCTCCTATGGAAGTTGGAGCATATGCAGAAAAAGATGCTGAGCTTACATTGGAGCTTTGGCATAAATTAGAAAAAATTATTATTGAAGATGATTTGCAATCTATTTTTTCTCTAGAGACTGATTTATTTCCTTGTCTCGTAGACATGAGATTTCTTGGAGTGAGAGTGGACGTTGAAAAAGCGAATATATTGAAGCAAGACCTAGCATACAAAGAAAAATTAATCCTACAACAAATAAAAAAAGAAAGTAACATAGAAGTTCAAATATGGGCAGCAAGATCAATTGCCAAAGTTTTTGAAAAACTCCACCTACCATATGACCGAACCGAAAAGACAGACTCTCCTTCATTTACAAAAAATTTTCTTTCTAATCATAAACATCCTGTTGTTAAGATGATAGCAGAAGCTAGGAAATTAAACAAGGTTAATACAACTTTTATAGATACAATATTAGATTATGAACACAATGGTAGAATACATGCAGAAATAAATCAAATTAGATCTGATGATGGGGGAACTGTTACAGGTAGATTTAGTTATGCAAACCCTAATCTACAACAAATACCTGCAAGAGATCCTGATACAGGTCCAATGATTAGAAGTTTATTTGTTCCTGAACAAGACTGTAAGTGGGGTTGTTTTGATTACTCACAACAAGAACCAAGATTGCTGACTCATACGAAAACGATCCATCAACAGATTTTCACAGAATCGTAGCAGACATGGCAGAGATACCAAGAAGCCAAGCAAAAACAATTAACCTCGGTTTGTTTTATGGTATGGGTAAAGCTAAACTTCAAGCAGAACTTGGTGTATCAAAAGAAAAAGCAGAAGAATTATTTAGTAAATATCACGGTAGAGTTCCATTTGTAAAACAATTGATGAATAAAATAATGTCAGCCGCACAAAATAATGGACAAATAAAAACTTTATTAGGTAGACGTTGTCGTTTTCCTAAATACGAACCTGTATTACGAGGATCTGATTGGGGTACTTTTGTGCCAGCAGAAGATCATGAAAGAATGGCAGAACTAAAAGAGATGGGCCCAATTTTACTAGATGATGAAGGTAATGAATTAAAAGATGCAAAAGGAAATCCAAAGAAAAATTATTGGCACAACAATCCAACACGTAGAGCATTTACATACAAAGCTTTAAACAGATTGATTCAAGGATCAGCAGCTGACATGACAAAAAAAGCTATGTTAGAACTTTACAAAGAAGGAATATTATCTCATCTACAGATACACGATGAGTTAGATTTTTCAATTGAGTCTGAAGAGAAAGCTAAAAAAATAAAAGACATCATGACCCAGGCTGTAGATTTAGAAGTTCCAAATGTAGTAGATTATGAATCAGGAGATAGTTGGGGATCTATAAAATGATAATCATTAGACAAGATAATTTTATAGAAAAAGATGAATGTGATTTTTTCATAAATCTTTTCAACAATAACATAGATAAGACAGAAATTTTTAGGGACACCATTACATTAAGATTTATAGATAATTACATAATTAAAAAAGTAAAAGAAAATTTTAAATTATATAACTTTGATGTAGAAAAAATTGACACTATGCAGATAGTTAAATGGCCAACAGGGTCCAAAATGGGTTTACATAAAGATCACGAGGGGGACAAATTTTCTTTTATAATTTATTTAAATGATGACTTTGAGGGTGGTGAAACTATAATAGATGGTGTATTAATAAAGCCGAAAAAAAGTCGTTTAGTATTATTTAGTAATCGGCTATATGAACATGAAGTTAAAACAATTACAAAAGGTGATAGATATACTCTTATTGCTTGGTATAAATAAAATTTATGGCTTACTTAAATGCAAATATTCCTGTAACATATGCTCAGATAAGGAGAGAATATTTATATGATCTTAAAGCTCATCATGGCGAAGTTGAAGATTGTGTTATCTTCGGGATTAC